TACGATATTTGTGGTGTGCAACCAATGACTGGCCCTACAGGATTAGTATTCTGTATGAAGGCTAGATATAACGATAACACTTCAAGGTTAGCAATGACCGAAGCGTTATTTGACGAAGCTGATACAGATTTCTCTGGTACAGGAACACAAGCTGGTACAGACCCATTTGGGGATGCAGCTGCTTATGCAACTGGTACTGGTATGTCAACTGCTGATGCTGAAGCAAAAGGTGATGTTGAAGCATCAAATCCTTTTGCATCAATGGCGTTCACTATTGAGAAAGCTACTGTGACTGCAAAGTCCAGAGCTCTTAAAGCTGAATACACAATAGAACTTGCTCAAGACCTTAAAGCAATTCATGGTCTAGATGCAGAAACAGAACTTGCAAATATCTTATCTGCTGAAATCCTTGCGGAAATCAACAGAGAAGTTGTAAGAACTGTTAACCTTCAAGCAAAAACTGGTGCTCAAACTGGTGTTGCAAATGCTGGTAGATTCGACTTAGATGTTGATTCATCTGGTAGATGGTCTGTTGAGAAGTTCAAAGGTATGCTCTTCCAAATCGAAAGAGATGCTAATGTAATCGCAAGAGAATCAAGAAGAGGAAAAGGTAACTTTATCCTTTGTTCTTCTGATGTCGCTTCTGCATTGTCAATGGCAGGAATGCTTGACTATGCTCCAGCACTTAACACTGAATTAAATGTTGATGATGCTGGTAACACTTTTGTTGGTGTATTAAATGGTAAGTACAAAGTGTACATTGACCCATATTACACACTTGACCCAGTAAGTGGTCACTCAAACGAAGGTTACATGACTGTAGGTTATAGGGGTTCTAATCCTTATGATGCTGGTGTCTTCTACTGCCCATATGTTCCATTACAAATGGTTCGTGCAGTTGGTGAGAACACTTTCCAACCAAAAATTGGTTTTAAAACTAGATATGGAATGATTTCAAATCCATTTGTAGGTTCAACTCCAAGTTCTGGTCTAGCATCTGCTGGTTCAAACTTCTACTACAGAAAAGTTGAAGTAGAAAATATTCTATAAGACTTAAGTCGTAGACTAATTAAAGAGGACTTTCGAGTCCTCTTTTTTTATGCACTAAATATAATTAGGGAAGTCAAAAGGACAACCCATACACACACATACAGAGGACAATATTATGTCAGACAAAAAATCAGGCTATGAAATAAGAGCAGACCTACTAGGTCAATCAGAAGGTATTCTTCGTGAGAACTACCAAAGAGAAGTTGATGCTATTCATGCACACAATGAATCATTTCCAAATGATAAAAAACCTTTACCTTTAAGAGAAATCACTGGTGAAGAAATCATTATGACTGCAAGACAACTTAATGAGTTTGTAACCGAGAAGTAGTAGATACAAAAAAACCCAGAGGGTTCTTATGTTTCGTTCTGGGTTTTTGTCCACTTCCCCTATCGACATTAGGGGGTTGCCGTCACTCTATTTAATTGTATTTCATAATGTATTACCTCACTTCAAATTACAATAGTATTATAACAAAATATGTACCTATGGTGCAAGTGTTATAAATAGATATATGACAACAAAACAACTTACAACAGCATCATGGGCTGGTAATTTACCAGACAACTTATCTTATCTTGCACCAACTCAGTTTGAGTTGTTAGTTAAAAAGTTACCCAATACCAAATACTTTGCAACAGGTGTTAATATACCATCTGTTAGTATAGGTGAAACAATACAACCTACAAGACTAGGTGCAAATGTAAAACTTCCAGGCGATAAGATTCAATTTGGTGAAATAACAATTACATTCATTGTAGACGAAAACATGGAAAATTGGACAGAATTATATACATGGATGGAAGGTATTACTGCATCTACAGATACAGAAAAGTATAGATTATTAGTGGGTGCAAACAAAAGAGAAGACCAACCACAAGATAATTCTGCTGATGGAGAAGAACTATATTCAGATATGACTATTGTAATTACAACAGCTGCAAATAATCCTAACAGATATGTAAGAATTGCAGATGCTTATCCATCATCATTAGGTGAAATTACAATGGATACTACTGTTGCTGGTGGATTATCGTATGTAACATGTACTGCATCATTCCAGTTTACATCATTTGAAATTGCATCTACATCTTAATTAAGTAGACATATATCACTTTTGTGGTATAATTATAGTATGAAATTAGAAAATATACAATCTATGTGGAAGGAAGATTCTGTAATCGACCAAATCGATTTAGATAAAGCATCATTACAAACACCTTCTTTACATGCAAAATACCTAGAACTCCTTAACGAAAAGAGATTATCTCTTAAATCGTATGAGGTCAAGTATAATCAACTTTTAAAGACTAAGTGGATGTGGTATACTGATAAGTTATCTAAAGACGAAATAGACGACTTAGGGTGGTCTTATGACCCTTTTGATGGGTATAATAAACCTTTAAAGTCTGATTACAGTTATTACTTTAATGCAGATAAAGATTTATCTGATTTAAAACTAAAAGTCGAATATCTTACAGAGTGTGTTGACACTTTAAAAGAGATACTAAATATAATTACATGGAGACATCAATCAATTAAAAATGCAATTGATTGGTTAAAATTCACTAACCCAGCAGGTTAATATATTATGCCATCATTTTTACCAGAACATTGTATTACTTTATCAAGAGCTATTTCACCTAGTGTATGTGATGAAATAATAAAACTGGGTAAAGATACATGGACAGATTATGGTCAAATAGGTGGTGGTGAAGATGGATTTAGAGATGACTTTACTCGTAAATCTGGAGTTGCATGGTTAAAAAGAGAATCAACACTATCAGATGGAAGAACAGTATTCGACCATATTACACCACATATCAGAGAAGTTAATTCAGAGGTTTTTAAATTTGATTTAAATTTCCATGAGACATATCAATTTACATCTTATAAAGCACCAGACGAAAAGTATAGTTGGCATTGTGATGGACATTTTGAACCATACAGTGAAGAAGATTGTAAGAACGACCCAAACATAGAAGAAAGAGTTGGTGGATATAGAAAACTTTCTTATAGTGTAAATCTTTCACACCCAGATGAATATGAAGGTGGACACTTTGAATGGACAGACCCATTTGGATTAAGTCCACAAAATATGACACCAGACAATATTAAATATAGAGCTCAACAGAGTGCAAGAGAACAAGGAAGTATAATCATATTTCCAGCTTTTGTATATCATCAAGTAACACCAGTCACCAGAGGAATGAGACATTCATTAGTAGGATGGATAGCAGGCCCAACATTCAGATAAACAAAATCGATAATACTCACTTGAAAATAGATGCAGATGAATCTATTAAAAGAGAGTTGTCTGATTACTTTACTTTCCCAGTTCCTGGCGCAAAGTTTATGCCTTCTGTTAAAAACAAATACTGGGATGGAAACATACGATTGTTTGCACAAACTACTGGTAAGTTGTATGTTGGTTTATACTATGCACTAGAACAATTTGCAAAAGATAGAGAATACAAAGTTGAAGGATACCAGTGGGAGACTGATTTAGAGACTCCAGACTTTACCGACAACTTAAACATGGGATTCCCATTAAGAGATTATCAAGTAGAAGCAATAACAAGAGGTATTAAATACAGAAGACAATTACTAGTATCTCCAACTGCAAGTGGTAAGTCTGCAATCATATATTGTATTGCAAGACACTTCATATCTATGCATAAAAAGAAAGTATTAGTAATCGTACCTACAACATCACTAGTGGAACAAATGTCAAAAGACTTTGCAGATTATGGATATGATAAACCAATCGACAAGATGTATGGTGGTGCAAAGGTAGGAGATACCGATATAGTAGTAACTACTTGGCAAACATTATCCAGAATGCCGAAATCGTTCTTCGATGGTTTTGGTGCAGTGTTTGGTGATGAAGCACATTTATTTAAAGCAAAAGTACTAACAGGTATCTTGGAGAAGATGAAAGATATAGGTCATAGATGGGGAATGACAGGTACATTAGATGATACTCAAACCCATAAACTTGTATTAGAAGGATTGTTTGGGCCTACTCATTATGTAACTACCAGTGCAGAACTTATGGATGAAGGTGTTCTTGCAGAGTTAAATATACAATGTTTAGTACTTAAATATCCACCAGAGGTGTCTAAAGAAGTGGTACAGATGGATTATCCTAGAGAAATGGAATTCCTTGCTGGTAATGAAAAAAGAACTCAGTTTATAAAAAATCTTACATTGGGTCAAAAAGGAAATACACTAATACTATTTCAATATGTAGATAAACATGGTAGAAAGATATACGATGCATTCCAGAAAGCAGGTATCAAATCATTCTTCATATATGGTGGAACAGATACAATCAATAGAGAAAAAGTCAGAGAATTAATGGAAAAAGAAGATGGATGTGTAATCATTGCGTCATATGGTACTTTTTCTACAGGTATAAATATTAAGAACCTACACAACATTGTGTTTGCAAGTCCTAGTAAATCTAAGATTCGTGTATTACAATCAATTGGTAGGGTTCTTAGAACAAGTAAGGATAAGGTTAATGCAACTCTTTTTGATATTGCAGACGATTTAAGTTATAAAAAGAAAGAGAATTATACTTTAAGACACTTTAAAGAAAGAATAAATACATATAGTAAAGAGAAATTTAAATATACAATACATGAGGTGAAGTTTTAATTATGATGAAAAAGTGGTATGAAATACTATGGGGAAGTCGTGAAGAAGATGAACTTGTTCAAAGAGTTCAACAAGTAGAGAACAAACTACATGGTATTGGTGATATGACTGATGCAAACAAAGTTCTTGATGCTGACCCAGACGAATTAACAATAGAAAATGCATATAAAACTCGATGGATATGGTATCATACAATATTAGGACTTCTCATGTTAATGGCTAATATGATTATGTTAGCAATATTTTTACTACTAGCAATAAAACTATGAATCAATACAGATATATAAAATTAAGAAATGGTGAAGATGTTGTTGCAATAACTTCTGTAAAAGAAGATACTGGAACAGTTGAAATGACACTTCCATGCAATGTTGGTCTTAATCCATCAGTAACAGGTAAAGGAGCAGTTATCAAATTGTCTCCTCTAGTTCCTTTTACTAAAGATAATAAGATAATTATTGCAGCTTCAGAGGTAGTTTATACTACATCATTAGATAAAAAGTTTATCCAATTTTATGATAAAGCATGTAAAGATTGGATTAACCTAAGAGATGAAGTTGGATTGGATATAATGTCTCCTAAACAAGAATTAGATAGAGGTTCAGATGCACTTGCACATCTAACTAATATTATGAATAGGGAACGATTGAGTCCAGAAGAGGAATATGCATTAGAGGAAGAGATGGACTTAATGGATTTAGAGGATAAGAAAGTTGTCCACTAATTGGGCTATTCTCTCTTTTTCCCACGATACATATCTATTTTATCATCGATTTCCAGCATGTCAAGTCTTTTTTTTTAACTTGACAAATATCAAATAAGTGAGATAATAAATTATGACTAAAGCAAAACCAGAACATTATGTAAATAACAAAGAGTTTACAGCTGCAATTGCAACCCACAACCAAGCAGTAAAAGATGCAGTTGCAAAGGGTAAAGAACCACCAAGAGTGACAGAATACATAGGTGAATGTATTTATAAGATTGCAACAAGACTATCAACAAAACCAAACTTCATTAACTATTCATATAGGGATGAAATGATTTGTGATGGTATTGAAAACTGTTTACAATATATAAATAACTTTAATCCAGAAAAATCACAAAATGCATTTGCATATATAACCCAAATTATATATTATGCATTCTTAAGAAGAATTCAAAAAGAAAAGAAACAAGCTGCAATCAAACATAAAGCAATCATGAATAGTGGTGTGCTTACAGATGCAGTAGGAAGTATGGAAGGTGACTCTACAGTTTATGATAACTCGTATGTTGAATTCCTACAAAACAATCTAGAAGAACCCAACTACAAACCTAGAGGTAAGAAAAAGGTAGAAGATACCAGACCAGTAGGTGTAGAAAAATACTTTAACACTAAAGAGAAATAATTTGAAATTTGCAGTATTGAATGATACCCATGCTGGTGTCAGAAACGATAGTATACATTTCCACGAATACATGAGAAAATTCTTCGAAGAAGTTTTTTTTCCTTATTGTGTAGAAAATGATATTAAACACATAGTTCACTTGGGTGATTACTTTGATAAAAGAACAGGGATTAACTTTCTATCTTTACAAAGAAACAAAGAACATTTCATAGAACCATTGATTGCAAATGGTATGACTATGGATTTAATTTTAGGTAATCACGATTTATATTATAAAAATACTAGTGAAGTAAACTCATGTGAAGCACTTCTTAAGTATGATAACATAACAATCTATGCAGATACTATTACTAAAGACTATGATGGATGTCTTATTACACTACTGCCTTGGATTCACAAAACCAATATAGAAGATACATTAGAACATTTAGAACTTACTACAGCACAGATTGGAATGGGACATTTAGAAATAGAAGGTGCAATGATGATGCCAGGCTATTATTCTTCTCATGGTCTTGGGTTTGATACCTTTAAAAGATTCGAACATGTATACAGTGGTCACTTCCATACTGGTTCTACAATGCAAAACATAACTTATCTTGGTTCTCAAATGGAATTCACTTGGTCAGATTATAATAATCCAAAAGGATTTCATATTTTTGATACTGATACTAGGGAAATGAAAAAAATTAAAAACCCTATTCGTATGTTTGAAAAAGTATTCTATGACGATTCTAAACTAACTCAAGAAGAAATACTTGCAATGGACTTTACTCATTTACAAGACATGTATGTAAAAGTTATTGTAATCAATAAAGAAAATCCATATTGGTTTGACCTATTCATTGAAAAATTAAACAAAGCAGAAGTTATAGATTTCAAAGTTGTAGAAGACCATGGCAATCTTGGTGATATGTCAGATGAAGAAATGACATCAGATGCAGAAGATACACTTACAATATTAACTAAACATATCGAAGGAATGGAAATTACTGGAGATAAAACAAAACTAGAAAACATAGTTAGGTCTCTTTATACAGAGGCTCTTGACGAAACTTCATGATAAAATTTAAATCAGTAAAGTGGAAAAACTTATTGTCCACAGGTAATCAATTTACAGAAGTCTTTCTGGGTAATCGAAAAGCAACCTTAATCTTAGGTGAAAATGGTAGTGGTAAATCTACAATGTTAGATGCACTATGTTTTGGATTATTTGGAAAAGGATTTCGTAAGATATCCAAGAACTCACTCATTAACTCAGTCAATCAAAGAGGGATGATTGTTGAGGTTGAGTTTGCAATTGGGTCAAAGCAGTATCGAGTTGTTCGAGGTGCAAAACCAAATCTATTTGAGATATTTTTGAACGATAGACTTATCAATCAAGATGCAAAGATGAGGGACTACCAAGAACAACTTGAGAAACAAATCCTAAAATTAAACTACAAGACATTTACTCAAGTAGTTATTTTAGGTAGTTCAACTTTCACTCCATTCATGCAAATGAATCAGAATGATAGGAGAGGTATTATAGAAGATATCCTAGATATCAATATCTTTACTATTATGAATAATTTATTAAAGACAAGAATGACTGCATTGAAAAGTGAACTCCACGACTTGGATTATGAAATCCGACTTTCAGAAGACAGAATCGAAACCTACAAAAAACACATCAAGTCTCTTGGTGATAATCGTAGACAAAAGATTGAAGAGTTTAATGAAAGTGTTGAAAAATCACAAACTCATATTAATAAAATACAAGAAGAATGTAATACTTTATTAGAAGAGATTGGTGAACTACAGAATGAATCTTCGGATAGTGAAAAAATAAAACAGCAACTAACCAAGACTCTTGAAATGCAAAAACAATTAGACAATGCAAGAGATAGAGGAATCAAGGAGATAGAATTCTATGAGGATAACGAAGAGTGCCCGACATGTCACAGAGATATGGAGAACGAGTTTAAACAAGAAAAGATTGAATCAACAGAAACCAAAGTCCAAGAAATTGAGAAGGGTATCAGACAGATTACAGACAACATCGCATCCATTAACTTACGACTTGAAGAAATCCAAAAGATACAAAGCAAGGTCGACACTCTCAACAGACAAGTTGCACAAAAACAGAATGAAATATCTGCAAGCAATCAATACATCACAAAAATAAATGTAGAGATTGAAAAGTTAAGAACTGAAAATGTAACAGATGATAGTAGTAAACTAAACAAAGAAGAAAAGTCTTTAAAACATCATAACAAATCAAAAGAAGAATTGATTGATAGAAGGTCTTACTTTGAAATTGCACAAGTATTGTTACAAGATGGTGGTATTAAAACTAAAATCATAAGACAATATTTACCTATTATGAACAAGTTAATTAATAAGTATCTTGCATCTATGGACTTTTTTGTTCAGTTTAATCTTGATGAAGGATTCAACGAATCTATCAAATCTAGATATCGTGATGCATTCTCATATGCAAACTTTAGTGAAGGTGAAAAAATGAGAATTGACCTTGCACTATTATTTACATGGAGAGCAATTGCAAAATTAAAAAACTCTGTTAATACAAATCTATTAGTACTAGATGAAGTGTTTGATAGTTCATTAGATGAAGGTGGAACAGAAGAATTTTTAAAGATATTACATACCTTAGATGGAGATACAAATACCTTTATTATATCTCACAAAGGTGATGTATTAACAGAAAAATTTAGACATACTATGACATTTGAAAAAGTAAAAAACTTTAGTAGAATAGTCGATAGTAAATAATGGACTATATATTATTATGGAAGATGAAAATAAAATTGTAGAATATAATGACTTTATAGCAGTATATAAAGGTTGGTTTAATGATGAACATATACAACAGTTTCTAGACTTTTGGGATTTTGCAGAAAGAGTTACACCAGAAGCAATAAAAGATAGACAAGCTACAGAAGACATTACTAGATTAGCTAAATCTGATAATGCAATAGGGTTTAATAATGTTGCACAACATCCAAAATTAAAACATTTAAATGCAGACTTTGATGATTTTCAGAAATACATTAATGGTGATATATTAGAATTATACAATATAGAATATCCAGGCTTTGGTAGACCAACTTCTATTCAAGGTAAAATACAAAAAACCAAACCAGGCGAAGGTTATCATTCATGGCATTGTGAAGTTGATGAACATGAACCACACAGAGTCCTTGCATGGGCATTATTCCTTAATGATGTAGAAGAAGGTGGTGAACTAGAATTTCTATATCAAAATAAAAGAGTAAAACCTAAAAAGGGTGACTTTGTAGTATGGCCTGCATACTTTACACATATGCATAGAGGTAATCCACCAATCAGTGATGAGAAATATATTGTTACAGGTTGGTATCAATATGTAAATATAGAACCAAGAGATAAATAATGACACTATTACACAAAGACGAACCAATATTAAGAAAAGAAATGCCTTTTTTTGATTTTGATAATCCACCAACAGACCCAATAAAACTAAAAAACGAAATGGTTGATAGAATGTTTGAAGAAGGTGGTATTGGTTTATCTGCAAATCAAATAGGTTATGAATATCGTGTGTTTGTAATGAAAGGACAAAACAAAGAACAGTCTATGTTTTTTGCAAATCCAGAAATCATGGAGTTATCAGAAGAAACAGAACTTATGGAAGAAGGATGTCTTTCTGGTGGATGTGAAGGAATCTTTGCATCTGTTTCAAGACCATCAAAAATTATTGGAAGATGGCAAGATGAACTTGGTGAAGTAAAAGAATTAGAATTTAGTGGAATGACTGCAAGATGTTTTCAACACGAGTTAGACCACTTGAATGGTATTCTGTTTATCGACCATCTTTCTAGATTAAAACTAGAAAGAGCAATGAAGAAGAAACAGAAAAGAGAAAAGGAATATGGAAGACTCAGAGAACAAATGTTATCAGTTACCAGAGAATATCGTAGCAAAAATCCCAAATTGCCTAACGAAGGAACAATGTCGGAAACTGATAAAGTATCATCAAGCTAATTTCAATTTAGTTACTCACGATGATGCAGCTGAACAATACAATGGTCGTAGGATACCTATGGTCAGTATTCGTAATCTCGAAATCAAAAGAATCTTAGCAGAGTATCAATACAAAGCAATTGCAGAAATCTGGAAAGTCTATGGTGAAATGGCATATCCAGAACAATCAGAACTTATGTGGTGGCCTGCAGGAAAAGGTCAAGACATGCACATCGATGTTATGGCAAAACCACTTTATGAAATACCACACGAAACTAGAAAAGGAACACAACTAGAATTCATAGAAGACGAAGACGAAGTAATTAATGTTGTACCTTACACTGATTATGCATCTATCTTGTATCTTAATGAAGACTTTGAAGGTGGTGAAACATACTTCGAAGATGGACAAGTTGAAAGTCCAGAAACAGGAACATGTATAATTTTCCAAAGTATGAAACACTTTCATGGTGTTCATCCAGCAAACCCAACAGGTGAAGGTCAAGATAGAATGACAGCACCAATATGGTATACCACTCAAGCAGAAGAAATGGAACTACAATCTCATGGTACAGAAGGTACTAATAAAGATGGTGGATGGAGAGACTTGATTGCAAATCCAAATCCATCTACAGTTAATGTAGGTATTGATTCTGAACCAGTCAGAGAATGGTGGTCAAACCACTATAACATCCCAAAAATCTAGTTGACCCATAGGTACATAAAGTCGTATAATACTCTTGTCGTGTGATTGAACTCCTCGTTATGTTGGTTGGTAGGTTGAGAGGAGACAGAACGAAGTGAGGATATCGTTTAAAATCTGTGAAATGACAAGACTCTAGCAGATATCCCCATAGTTCGAAATGATTCCAAGAAATCGATTATAGTAGTCGTGGGATTTGGGTGAAAACGAAGTCACATTATGGTCACTGCCTATTGACCTAGATAAAATTCTGGTAAGGCCAGACTTGAAGGACTCGGTGATAGAATGGGGTGTCAAAGTGTTACTAATACACCCTAGAACAAATAGAGATAATACTATACAGTTCTCATAGCTCAACTGGAGAGAGCATTGGTTTTCTAAACCAAAGGTTGTAGGTTCGAGTCCTACTGGGAACGCCAATTCAGATGGTCTGTTAGTTCATCGGTGAGAATACTGCCCTGTCACGGCAGAGAGAAGGGTTCGATTCCCTTACAGACCGCCAAATATGATTTGACATATAGGTACATTTTTTTATATAATACATACATGAGGTCAAATAACGAAACACTTAAAACTAGAAAAAATTCTCTTGCAAGGTTACTTGCAACTGAGGATTTAGTAATAGAACACAAAAATGTACCTACTGCATATTTTGAGGTTGACTCAAGAAAGTTAGTATGTCCTATTCTTAAAGATGATATGTCTGCACAACTTTATGACTTGTTTATGGGTCACGAAGTTGGACATGCACTTATCACTCCAGCAGATGGATGGCATGATGCAGTTTCAGAAAAGGGTGCAACTTACAAAGGATATCTAAATGTCCTTGAAGATGTAAGAATCGAAAAACACATCAAATCAAAATATGCTGGTCTTAGAAAAATCTTCTTTGATGCATATAAAGAACTACATGAAGATTTAGATTTCTTTGGTGTTCATGGATATGATGTAAACAAACTTGCATTTATAGATAGAATCAATCTTTACTTTAAGATTGGTCATTCTCTTATGGTTGAATTTTCTCCAGAAGAACAAAAAATCGTAAATCAAATAAACACTAAAATGGATACTTGGGAAAAGGTAGTCAAAGTTGCAGACTATCTTTATGAGTTATCTAAACTAGAAAAGTTACAACCACAAACAGATACTTCTGCACAAAGTGTAGAAACATCAGAAGGTGATGGGGATGCAATTCCTCAAGACTTTGATGAAAGAGAATCAGAAGAAAATGATACAAATGATTCACTGGGTGGTAACATGGAATCAGAAAATGAGTCTGAGGAAGAATCAGAAGATGGTGCAAAAGGTACTGAGTCTACTGATGAAGATTCAGAAGATGGTGAAGATGATGCTGATACATCTACTGGTGAAGGTGATGTTGATAAATCACAGAACTTAAGTGGTGGTGAATTTGGTGAAGAAGGTGGTCAAAGTGGTGATGCACCAGTTTCAGATGATGGTGCAAAAGAGTCTATCACTGATAAGAATTTCAGAAACAATGAAGACACACTTCAAAAAGAAATGGATAGATACGATTCAGAACCATCTTACATGGAATTCAATTCTAAAGAACACAAAGTAAAAGATATTACAATCCCTTACAAAAAGATGATTTCAGATATCACTAAAGAAATGGAAAATGGTAGAAAAGAATATGAACATTCTACTGATACCCTTGCTAACTCTAGAGTGTACACTGAAAAGTTTCTTGACCATAACAAAAATGTCATCAACTATATGGCAAAAGAATTTGATATGAGAAAGGCTGCAGATGCTTACAAAAAGTCAATGTCTGCAAAAACTGGTGAACTGGATATGTCAAAAATCCACCAGTACCTAATCAAAGATGATATCTTCAAAAGAGCAACTATTGTGCCTGATGGAAAAAATCATGGTGTGATTATGTTGGTTGACTGGTCTGGGTCTATGTTTGATGCAATCAGAGAGACTTACGAACAATCTATAGTTCTTACAATGTTCTGTAGAAGAGTTGGTATTCCTCATAGAGTGTATGCATTTACAGATGCTTGGAGAGAAGATGTTGATAGAGAGTACAAAGAAATTGAACATGAAAAGTTTAACTATAATAGTTCTTTAAGACTTATCGAATTGTTCTCTGATAAAATGAACAAAAGAGATTTCAAAGAATCTTGTGTTGTTATGAATGCACAACTTGAATCAATGTGTGGTGGTGGTTATTACAGAAGTAATCAAGGTGACAGATTTGAAGCTGGTTATACTCATGAATACAACTATGCATTAGGTGGTACACCTCTTGATGAATCACTAATGTTCATAAGAGACTACATTGCAGATTTCAAACATAACTACTCAATCGATAAGTTACAGTTTGTTACTCTAACTGATGGAGACAGTTTCAGAATGAATGGTTTCAGAGGTTACAGAAGTGACAACTACATTCATGACAGAAGAACAAAAACTACATTCCTTTATAATGAAGATTATGGAAGGGATGGTACTAATAACCTTCTTAAATGGATAGAGAGAACTACTGGTGTTGATACAGTTGGGTTCTTCATTTGTCCTAACAGACATAGAGATTTCGATTCAGCAGTTGACAAGTTCTCTGGAATTTACAATAACTGGGATGTTAAATCAGAAGGATACAAGTTATTCAGAAGAGAAGGTGGATACTCAGTTTCAACTACTGAAAAGAGTGGATACAAAGAGTTCTACATTCTAAACAAAAAGAAAATGGGTATCGTTGCAGAAGATGACACTTTAGATGTAGATGCTGGTGCAAGTAAACAAGCATTGAAGGGTGCAATGAAAAGAATGGGTAATAACAAAATGTCCCAAAGAAAAATCCTTCAACACTTCGTTAAGAAGGTTGCATGATAGGTACATATTTTGGTATAATGTACACATGGTAAAAAATATTAATAATTCAAAAAGTGAGGTAAATATGAAGTTGAATGCTAATCATTATAGGTTTCTCGATGCATGTGCAGAGCAGTTTCCTAGTCAAGTCGAATTTTCTAAATCGACAGTTAAAAAAATATGTGACAGGGCAGAGATTCCCTTTCCATCGTGGTTAATTAGAAAACCACAATTCAAAGCAGGTTATGGAACTTATTCCATTAAATCTGTAGTTAAAGACCATTATTCCGAATATGCACCAGTTGTTCAAGCTGTTCAAACTGTTGAGACAGTTCCAGTTCCAACATCTACTGTTGGTGTGAATGTTCTCGATGAAAACATTTCAGTTATTCCATCAATCATGGGTAACTATGTTCCTTTTGGTCACTTCAAAGACCTTAAGTCAATCCTAAAGTCTGGAGTTTTCTTTCCAGTCTTTATTACTGGTCTCAGTGGTAATGGTAAGACTTTGATGGTCGAACAAATTTGTGCAAAACTCAAGAAGGAACTTTTCAGAGTTAACATTACTATTGAAACTGATGAAGATGATTTGATTGGTTCAAATACTCTTATCAATGGTAACATTGTTTTTAAAGAAGGCCCTGTCCTCAAAGCAATGAGAAAAGGTGCAGTATTACTTCTTGATGAAGTTGACCTTGCATCAAACAAGATTATGTGTTTACAGTCTATCCTTGAGGGTGGTGGTTACTTAATCAAGAAGACTGGTGAGTTGGTAACTCCATCAGAAGGTTTTACAGTGGTTGCAACTGCAAACACAAAAGGTAAAGGTTCTGAGGATGGAAGATTCATAGGAACTAATGTTCTTAACGAAGCATTCCTTGAAAGGTTTGCAATTTGTCTTGAACAAGAATATCCACCAGTTGCAACTGAGAAGAAAATTGTCAAAGGTGACTTTGCAATTCTTGGAGTCAGTGATGATGAGTTTGCAAACAAACTTGTTGACTGGGCAGATGTAATCAGAAAATCTTTTTACGAGGGTGCAGTCGATGAGGTGATTTCAACTAGAAGGTTGGTTCACATTGCAAAAGCATTCTCAATGTTCAATGATAAAATGAAATCAATAGAGGTTTGTCTTGCAAGGTTCGATGAAGATACCAAAGCAACATTCCTTGACCTTTATACAAAGGTTGATGAAAACATCTTAGGTCAAGATGATAACAACTTAGAGGAAGAAGATGGACTCAACATATAGTAAGACCTCACTAGAGTCCTCTTCTCCTCAACCCTGTGCTTTATGCACAGGGTCTTTTACAGGATATGGAAACAATCCACAACCAGTTCTTGATAATTATGAAGACAGAGTTTGTGATGATTGTAATTGGAATAAAGTAATCCCAGCAAGGATTAGGAGTTATAATGACTGAGTATGATGATAGAGTTCAATTTCAAAGGGACTTATTAAAAGCAGAAAAGTGGGCAAAAGTGCCTGCAAGTGTTCATGTACATCAATTGGATTCAATGTGGTATGAAACAGAAGAATCTAAAAAGTATCTTGAAAAAGGTTCTGTTACTGATATTCAATATAACAATGGTATCATAACAAGATTACAGAATGGTAAAATCGTTCACACATTTGGTGAAGAAATTACCAGTGAAGAATTAGTTCGTGCATATGTACGAGGTGGACAATAATAGGGGCTACTGCTCGGGTATGGGACAGGAAAACGATAGACAACAAATTGAACACTATTTAACACGCGATTGTGTTGCGACTGTTTTCCATCCCACCAGTTTTATTGTGAGGTTCAAAGTATGAAAAGATTTTGGGTAGTATGGAAACATGCATTAGGTTCATTTGATGAAGAGGATGGATATAATAGAAGAAACGAAAATGCAATTGCACTAGTTCGTTCTGTATTTGTACTTACAAATTTAATATGTGCAATATTTATTATGATAAACATAGTAAAGGGATGGTAATATGAGTAAATGTCAAGATTATCCAAACATGGTATTTAAAGGTATTTTAGCTAGTGAAGGTCACTCAGTTAATTTTAATATCTTTGATGATTATGTGGAGATTACACATACACATGGTGCAATGATATCAGTGAATAGAGTCGATATTGATAATGCAATTAAACAACAAAAAGACTTAATAGGGATGGGATACAAATGGATGTAAAATATAATGAGAAGATGTTAAAGTATCTTTGTCTTGGAGTCTTAGGATTCTGTTTGGGGTTTTGGAGTGGTAAAGCAACTGCCTCAGACCCAAATAATGAAGCATTTTGTCTTGCACAAAATATGTATTTTGAAGCTGGTAACCAACCACTTGCTGGTAAAGTTGCAGTCTCACAAGTTGTTATTAATAGAACAGAACATATGAATTATCCAACAGACATTTGTGGTGTAGTTTATCAAGCAAAATGGTCAGAGAATTGGAAAGGTAATATGATACCTACTAGAAACCAATGTCAATTTAGTTGGTTCTGTGATGGTAAGTCAGACGACCCAGAGGATTCAAAAACTTGGATTGAATGTTTAACCCTTGCAAGAAATATATTACAAGGTGAATATGGAGATATCACTGAGGGTGCTACTCACTATCATAGTGTATATGTGAATCCCTACTGGGCAGATTCATTGAATGAAACTGTAACTATTAATGAACACATATTTTACAAATAGTAAAGGATGGCAAGACTCGTCTGATGGATGGGTATCTACTATGAATAAGTCTAAAGAGAATAAAGAAAAATATAAAAAATACTTATCTACAACTGATAAACCATTACCATATAGGGATTGGTTAAAAGAACAAAGAGTTGACAAATAAGGATTTTGTGAGATAATAATATCATGACTGAAAAAATAGAATACAAATATAACGAAGATGAATTGATAAAACAATTCAAGGAGTATGTTGATAAAACTTATAAACAACATTACTCTCAAAACAAATATCAAGCAACAGAATTTATTATAGATGGTGGACATGGGGAAGGTTTCTGCATGGGTAACATCTTAAAATATGCACAGAGGTATGGTAAAAAGAGTGGCCATAATCGTGCAGACCTAATGAAAGTTTTACACTATGCACTATTTGCTCTCTATGTGCATGACTTAGAAGTGGACAAGAGAGCTGCATTATAATGGAGTTATTATGAAAATAAGTGACAGTACATTCGAAGTTCTACAGAACTTTAGTAGTATCAATAATGGTATTACAGTACAAACAGGGAGTGAAATCAGAACGATTTCACCTATGAAGAATATCTTAGGTAAAGCAACAGTAACAGACAATTTCACTAGTGAGTTTTCTGTATATGATTTGCCAGAGTTTCTTGCAACTATATCATTATTAGGTGATGATGCAGACTTTGAGTTTGGTGAAAATTCAGTTAACATCAGTGGTAATGGTGCAAGTGCAACATATAATTATGCAGAAGCATCAATGATTATTGTACCACCAGAAAAAGATATCACAATGCCTAATCCAGAGGTAGTCTTTGATTTATCTACTGATTTACTTTCTAAATTACAGAAAGCAAGTGCAGTGTTATCTCTTCCAGACTTAGTATTGGAAAGTAATGGTACAGTGGTAACATTGAATGTTAGAGATAAAAAGAATCCTACATCAAACCATTTCAGTGAAGTTATTATGGATGGTGATGGACAAACATATTCAATGAACTTTAAAATGGAAAACATCAGAGTTGTGAAAGATGAGTATACAGTTTATGTATCATCAAAAGGTCTTTCTCATTTTGTTGCAAAAAACAAAGGTGTAGAATATTTTATTGCACTTGAACCAGATTCAACCTTTGGTTCTTAATAAATACTTTTGTAGGTACTAGACATTGGTACTCAAGGGCGTCAATCTGTTCTCTCTCTTGGGGATTGACTCGATTCATAAAGGTGGGACTATGAATCTTTTTTATAATGGAATGGTGAAAATATGAGTGATGAATTTTTATGGGTAGAAAAGTATAGACCCAAAAACATAGAAGATTGTGTTCTTCCAGCAGATATCAAACAAACATTTTTTGATATCAAAGATGAAATACCAAATATGATTCTTACTGGTACTGCTGGTACTGGTAAAACCACAATTGCAAAAGCATTATGTGAAATGCATGGTTGTGATTATATTCTAATTAATGGTTCAGAAGAAAGTGGTATTGATGTTCTCAGAACCAAAATCAAAAACTTTGCATCTACAGTTTCACTAAGTGGTGGAAACAAAGTAGTTATCCTCGATGAGGCAGACTATCTAAATGCACAATCAACTCAACCAGCACTTCGTGGATTCATAGAAGAGTTCCATAAGAATTGTAGGTTTATCTTTACATGTAATTACAAAAACAGATTGATTGCACCTTTGCATTCAAGATGTACTGTTATTGATTTTAAAATACCACCATCTGAAAGACCAAGACTTGCATCTGTATTCATGGCAAGACTTATGATGATACTTGATACAGAAGGTGTGAAGTGGAATTCAGAAGTTTTACAAGAACTAGTAATGAAACATTTCCCAGACTTTCGTAGAACCATTAATGAACTTCAAAGATACTCAGTAAGTGGTAGTATAGATGTAGGTATCTTATCTAATATTGCAGAAGAAAGTATTACTGAATTGATAGGTCATATTAAAACAAAAAGATTTACAGACATGAGAAAATGGGTTGCACAAAATGTAGACAACGACCCAGTAAGATTGTTCAGAAACATTTATGATAAACTCTATGAAGTTTTAGAACCACAAAGTATTCCTAATGCAGTTATCATTATTGCAGATTACAGTTATAAATCTGCATTTGTAGTTGACCAAGAAGTCAATACAGTTGCATGTCTAACTGAACTTATGATGGAATGTCGATGGAAATAACTTTTGGTTTATACATACTAGTTGCAATATTAGTTGCAGTTGCATATTATCATGGTCATAAGACTGGTATTAGAAAAGGTGCAGATACGATGTATGGACACTTGTATGATAATGGTGTTAGAAAAGATGACAAAGTAATAGTTCATTTAGAGTATGAGGATAGAAGTAGTGTTAAAGAGTTCTGATTTTTTTATAGAAAAAGATTGTGGTATAGACCATGAATTTATAACTGACTGGTGTATAAAGCATGAAGACCATCCATACTTTGCACATAGTGAAGATGGAACAATAACACCAAATCAATTTAGTGATAATCTTCGTGCATATGTTCGTGCATCCAAAGATGGTGAAGACTTAACTCATATGGAACATCAACACCAAAGAGAACTGGATACAAAAAATACTCAAAATTTTTCTACTTATAATCCTTTTACATTTGGATTAAGACCCTTTGCAGATATATATTGGAAACTAAATCGTTTCTTTTATTCTAATCCCCAAGTACAAGAGGCAGAAGAACCTTTTTATATTCATGGATGGTTTAATGTATATACAAAAAAAGATGATAATAACAATAAAGGTTATGACCATATACCATTTCATAAACATATTGAATTTATGCATCCACATATCTATCATGGATTTTATTGTGCAAATGTAGAACCATCTACTACAACTTATAGAATAGGGCCTGAATCACCAAAAGAAGAATGGGTTGTACATCAAGATTATGATGATATGTTAATTTATTCTGCAAGTGGATACGAACATGCATCATCGCCTTGGGTTGAAGAAAAACCAAGAGTAACTATTGCATTTGATATTTTTCCAGAATCAATTTATTTTGGAGAACAAAAAACAGATTACGATTGGAGTTTAGATTCAAAAATGTATCAAGCAATTCCATTCCCAGATTTATGGAAAGGTGAAGAATGAATGAATTTTTATTAGTAGTATTAGGTGGACTGTTTACTACACTTGTAGGTTGGACTGTTCATATCTGGACAAACAAATGAATATATTTGAATTAGATAAGGAACTAATCCCAACTAAAACTACAAGAGTATTAGTTTATCCTAATATCACATGGCAAAAAGATTTAGAACAAGATTCATATGTTCAAGTTCTTAAGAATATGATTAGAGAATTAAAAGATAAAGATATCTTTTGGACGATACTATCACCCAAACATATTGATGGATTAAATTTTGATAATACAGAACAACTTATGTGGGAACTTCCTACATATCCACCAGCAATGAGAAGTCACTTTGATGTAATGAAGTTTAGAAATCTTATGAAGGATGTTGATGAAATTGATTTGGTAATGAGTCATCTGCCTGAACATACACATCAACTTGTAAATACTTTATATAATCTTACACATCATACACCTAAAGTGATAGGTTATGCACATTGGTTTGACTTTGACCATGTATGTGTATGGGCAAAAGATTCATTCAAACAAAACATTTGTGGATTGTTAGAAATGGATAAATGTTATATCAATACACAAACACAAAAGAATATGGTATTAGAACAAGCAAGAGACCATTTCAATTTACAAACTATACATCAATTAGATGAGATTCTAACTGTCCAATATCTGGGTGTTAAACAAGAAGACATACTTAAAGAGTATTCAGAAGAACATGAAAAGATAATAGTATTTAATCATAGACCAGAGGCATATAAACACTATAAAGAATTTATTCAGTTGATGGATGAACTCTGGAAACAAAGACAAGACTTTAAAGTTTGGGTGCCATTACTAACTGGTGAACCAGATAGACCTTATCTAACAAATGAAAAATTTGATAAACAAGGATACTATGATAAATTAAAAACATGTTGTGTTGGGTTTTCACCTAAACAAAAGTATGGTGGATGGAGTGTTGCAACTACAGATGGAATGATGAATGGTTGTCCTTACATAATGTATGATGGTGAATATTACCATGAGTTATGGGATGATGCAGACTTTTTTACAACAGACCAAGATGCATTAGATTTATTAAATAGATATCTTGATGATTCGTCCCACAGATTTAAAATGCAAATGTTAGGAATACAACACTTATCAACGAGACTAAATTACAAACATGAAATGGAAACAATGTATCAAGACTTTTGTGATTTAATAAACAATACTAAATCAACTAATTCAGATAAGACTAATGAACTTATAGAAGTTATTAAAGATAGAGGTAGTATAACTAAAAGAGAGTTGTTTAGTGAGTATTGTGGTTGGGGACGAGGAATCAAATGGACTCCATATAGAAGAGCATTGATGGAACATCCTAATGTATTTGATGTCATGGATAAGGAAACTACCTACTGTTGGAACGATGAAAATAGTTCTGCCTTATAATACACACTTTGGTGAATACAATTCGGATATCATAGTTGGTGGTATTGAAAAGTTTTGTCATCAGATTGTAGAAAACTTTCCTAATGTAGAAATCATAAACATAGATAACAATGAACCAATCAAAGAAAATACTACCAAGATAAAAAACTTTGCTAGAAGTGTTGATGCAGATATCATTATATCAAATTGGAATCAAGCATCTTTCTCTGGTTCAAAAATGTTAGATTCAGAAATACCAATAATGTATGTTGGTCATGGTCATGTTAATATGGGTTCTATTTTATCAACATTAGATAATTTAAGAAATAGAAATCATTCAGTTTATTTTGTAAGTCAATATCAATATGATTGGTATAGGTCAATGTCAAAAAGAATGAGAGGTAAAGATTTATTTATAGATGGATATATAAACTCAAGTTATGTTGATGGAGACAAACCAAAACTTCTTCCAATTGAATATGATTGTGCTACTATTGGTAGATGTGACCCAGTAGAAAAAAAACCATTTATAATGAAACAATGGTTAAAGGATACAGATTATAAATCAATCTTACTTACAAATAGTCCACCAAATGAACAATGTGAAAAGTATTATAATAAAAATTCTCATTGGGATGGTGTATTAATGAATCTTAAACATTCTGATGTTATGAAAACTTTATCAAAGTCTATGACTTATTTTTCAACTTGTCATAACGAAACATGGGGTATTACAGCACTTGAATCGTTATCACATGGTGTTCCCATAATATTAAATAGTAAGAATAATAAACATGCAAGCACAAGTATATGTGCAAGTGATAATCATTATAAACTTGTATCTGATGAATTTGAATTAATAGATGCAATAAAGTCTTTTAGTAATGTAGATAGAAAAGAAATACAAGATATGACTTGGGAAAAACATAGTAAAGAATCTTGGATATCCCAGATGAATAAATGTATGTGGGACACTATAGATAAATTTAAAAGGTCGACAGTTATGGACTTTGTGGTATAATAGTATTATGGAATGGAAATGTGAATTAGTATTATCAAATGAGGATGCACAATACGCTGCATCTAAAATTGAAGAATACTATAATCAGTTTGACGATATGAGTGAATACTTTCGTAAAGTAAAACTTGAGAGAGTAGAAGAAATGCCAACACCTTTGTTGGGTATGAATGTATCAGATGATTTCTTTCAAGACTTTACAGTACATCCAAATGATATGGATTTTATTATTGACTGGAATCCAGTACCACAAGTTTATCATGATTACTTAAGTGTAGTATCTTCTCAAGTAATAGAAATGAGTAATCCAGGCCGCAAAGTTATCTTTATGGTTAGAGAAAAAAACTCTCGTAAGATTGTAGGTTTTGGTAGATTAGGTTCACCTATGATGAACATTAAACCAAGAAACACATACTTTGGAGAAGTTCTTAGTGCAAATGAAATGCCAGTATTCAACAAACATGCATTGATGGGTATGATAATTATTCCAGTACAACCATTTGGATTTAATTATCTTGGTGGTAAACTACTTGCACTAATGTGTCTATCACATGAGTTGAGAGAGGTTGTAAACAAAAAGTATGACATGGATATGTGTCATTTTGAAACTACATCCTTATATGGTTCATCTAAAAGTATGTCTCAGTATGATGGACTTAAACCTTTTATAAAAGGACAAGGACTAACTGAAAGTAAGTTTGCACCATTAATGAATGATGAATATTTTAGAGATTTAGAAAAATGGTTTGTGGAAAAGAATGATGGAACACCACTTGTATGGCCTGAAGCATCAAGTAGAAAAATGAAATGTCAAGCAACAATGGTAAGTATTATAAAAAGATGTTTAGATGATAATACACATTTTAAACAAGTAATGAAGGATGCAGAAGATTTACAAGAAAGAAAAAGATACTATGTTTCAACTATGGGATTCAGTAATGTCAAAGAAGTTATTACTGGTAAAGAAACAGAATTAAAAAGAGCAGAGAATTACGATAGATTTTCAATGGACAATTTAGTTCAATGGTGGAAAGTCAAAGCATCAAAAAGATATGAAAACTTATTGACAGATGGACGACTTAGGACTATAATGGAAGTATGGAATGAAAATCCAGATGATATAGATATTATTAGATAATGCGGGAGTAGTATAATGGTTATTACCAAAGGTTTCCAACCTTTAGATGAAAGTTCGATTCTTTCCTTCCGCTCCATTTTATTATGAAAAAAGTAGGATTTACATGTGGTGCATTTGACTTATTACATTCTGGACATGTAGTGATGATGAAAGAAGCAAAAGATAATTGTGATTATCTAATTGTAGGATTACAAACAGACCCATCAATTGATAGACAAGAAAAGAGTCAACCAGTTCAATCTGTATATGAAAGATTTATACAACTAGATGCAATCAAGTATGTTGATGAGATTATACCTTATGATACTGAACAAAGTTTACTTGATTTATTAGAAGCAACAAAACCCATCCACCTAAGATTTATAGGAGAGGATTGGTCAAACAAAGAATTTACAGGAAAAGGACTTCATGAAGTCTACTATACTAGTAGAGAACATTCCTTTTCAACCAGTAATCTCAAAGAAAAAGTAATAAGTCAAAATATTGAATGAACTATCTTCAAGAAATTCTAGGATACACAGAAAATGAAAATAAAGTATGTGTAAAGTGTGGTGAAAGTAAACACATAACAGAATTTGGTCATAGAGCATTTAATAAGGGAGATATTCCACAGACTTATAACTTTTGTAAATCATGTGCAAAGATACAATCTACTGCACTTAGGAAAATGAAAAAAACTATTTCTTTTCCAGATAAAGATTACGAATGTCCTGGCTGTCAAATGACAGAAAAACAAATACTGGACAAATGGAAGTCTTTCCAGTATACTGATGGTAAGAAATGGAAAAGCTCAAAAAGAACAGTTTGGAGATTAGACCACGACCACAATAATTTAACACCAAGAGAATATCTTTGTGATTATTGTAATAATACTGTTGGTCGTTGTGAATCCCCAAAAACCCTTCGTACTCTTGCAAAGTACCTAGAAAAATATGGAGTAAATGATGAATCCCTTTGATTTTGTAAATGCAGTAACATATACCAAGAAAGATATCATGGTAGATGATGTGTCAAAGAAAGGATATTCAGCATTTCTTACCAACAAAAGTCTTAGTTATCACCAAGACTGCATTCTATATGTTAACGAAATGAACTTGAAATCTCACCTAGATTCGACTCTTCAATTTCATTATTTCCTAAATACTTTAAGAAAACGAAAAAGGTTTGCAAAATGGAGTAAACCTAAAGTATTAGAGAACATGAAAGTCATTGCAACTTATTATGACTGTTCTATGACCAAAGCAGAGGAGTACTATAAAATTCTATCTGCAAAGGAAATAAAGATTATGAAAGAGAGAATGAATAAAGGTGGGAGACAATAATGAGTTATGACCTCTCCAACATGGTAGAGGTAGAGTTAAAACAACAGGATGATTTTCTAAAAGTAAAAGAAACACTTACTCGTATAGGTGTTGCGTCCAGAAAAGAAAAAATACTTTACCAATCTTGCCATATACTTCACAAACGAGGTAGATATTTCCTCGTGCATTTTAAAGAATTATTCTTACTAGATGGTAAGGATAGTAGTCTAATTGATTCTGATATTGGAAGAAGGAATGCAATTGCACGACTTCTAGAAGAATGGGGATTACTCAAAGTGATATCTAACAACCACCAAGACCCAATTGCACCAATGTCCCAGATTAAAGTTTTACCTCACAAAGAAAAAACTGAATGGGAACTTATACCAAAGTACAACATCGGAGTAGTTAATAAGTAATGTTTCAATTAATAATGACAGTGCTAAAAGTTGTTCTCAAGACACCATTTGTAAAAAATAATAAAACTATATTGAAACTTGATAAGTGGTTAGAATATAAAATTGGTCTTGATATAATAAAACAAGAACAAAAATGGTTCGTAAAACATCCACTTTTACTAGAAAGAATTGAAAAATTAGAAACAGATGTAGAAAAACTTAAGAAATAGTATCTACAATCCCTGCCTTTTTACATACTTTATTGAGTCTACCAGACTTCATTAGTTTGTGGAATCCCTTCCACTGTTCTTTTAAAAATATAATCATACTTATATTTATGTCACATAAATGTCACAATTGACACACTTTTGTGACAATTTAGATATATAGATATAAACTCTTATAAATACTATAACTATGCCAGTAAAATATAAACCAACTGTTAATGTTGTGAAACGAGGTTCTAATCAAAGAATCATCGAACATCACTATATGAAAACTCAATCAATAAAAGAGTTGTTACAATGTTATAATAATGATAACACGAAACCCAAACTCAGACAAAAAGTAAAAAACGAGTTGATTAGAAGAAAACAGTTGGGTCTAGTTAATATAATAACTAGAGATGAATCTGGTAATGTATCTGAGTTCAAATAGAGGAAAACAACATGAATATGATTGTTGAATACTGTAAAGGTAGACTTGCAGAACTATCGTCTTTAGATGGTGCTGTTATAGTTGGTATCTCACTCGGAGTATTAGTACTAAGTCCAATCGTACATTGGTTAGCTTGGGCAGGACTTGCTTATGGAGCCTATAGAATACTCAAATCCGACAGCTAATATCGAACTGACTGATTCTGCAATTGTACAATTGTTGAAAAGGACAGAGGATAGAGGTGTCTCTGAGATAAGGTTAGGAATCACTGGTGGTGGTTGTGGTGGATATGAATACATATTTGACTACAACTCTTCCAGTGACCCTTCTGACCATGTTCTAGACTTTGGTAAGTTCTCTATTCATGTCGATAATATGTCTCTACCCTATCTTAATAATCTAGTTCTAGATTATGTAAAGAATGGAATTCAAGAAGAATTCACATTTACAAACCCAAATGTTACTGCATCATGTGGATGTGGTGTCTCAATGACATTTTAATTTGATAATAATATCAGTTTAAGACCTCTCAAAGTATAAATACTTACGAACAGGAGAGATTATGTCTTTATTGAATTTTATGAGTGAAGTGGGTGTTCCGATTTTTGGGGCAGTCGTAATGGCGTTTTTCATATTTTTAAGTATGAAATACATCTTTGACTCTGTTATTGGACAAATTAAAAGTACAGAAAATATTATAAAAATGTTGGAAACTCGTGCATCGGTCATGAACAACGACATATTAAGAATCGATTTATTAGTTAGTAGTGCATTAGAATTAACTCCACCTATTGATAGAGTGGCTAGAGCAGAAAACTTTGTAGAGGATGGCAAAATCGATGCAAGAAGAGATTGATGGAGAAAATTGCCCAAATAATAGCAGAATTCGGATTTCCAGTCGCAATGGCACTGGGTATGGGTTACTTTATCTATTACACATGGAAGTTTATTACTGTTGAAGTAAAACCAGCACTAGGTCGAATGTTTGCATCAAGTATCAAACTTACAGACCAATTAAGAATGTTAGACCAAGACATGATAAGACTACAAGAAAAAATTAATGTGGTTTTAGAATATAGGGAGCGTCAAAAATACTTGGAAGAGGAAAAGGGGAATGAATAGATATTTAATAACATCAATATTGTTTGGTTCGATAATAATGATGACATTATCACAAGGACTATTAGCAGATGAAATTAAACATAAGTTTAAGAACCCATCATTTTCTGGAATAGGGTCAGGCGCACATTATCTTACGATTGAGAACCAAGAGTTCAGCAGAAAACAAGCAATCGAAGATGCACTTGAGTCTGCAAGAAAAGCTGCAGAAAGAGAAGCAGATAATACAACACTTGCAAAATTTATTAGAAATTTAGAGAGCAGAATTTATGCTCAAATGGCAAAACAATTAGTTGAATCTATGTTTTCAAATGATAACCCAGTAAGATTTGGGTCATTTGTTTTAGAGGGTTCTACAGTTACATACGAGGTTATTACCAACGAAGATGGGACAGAGTTCATTAGAATGACTATTATTGACCAAGAAGGTTCATCAACAGTTATCGAAATACCAATAGGTACAGGTTACTTTGGAGATGATGGTTCTGGTTCATCTGATGGTGATGGAGGCGGTTAATGAAATGGTTTTCCATACTAACTCTTGCAATCTTAACAGGATGTGCATCAACACCTAAGTTCTCGGAGAACCCAGCTGATTGTGCATATGAGACTGGAAGATTTGATGAGGGGTTTAGTAAAGATGTTGTTACTGGAGTTGCAAAGGTTTGGACACGACAATACATTTGTGTTGAAAGTCCAATAGTTGTAAAACTTCCAGCATATCTGGAACTATTACAGTTACCACCAGCAAAAGAAAAACCTATTGTTGCAGTATATAAGTTTCAAGATTTAACAGGTCAAAGAAAACAATTAGACCAGTATGCATCGTTCTCGACAGCAGTGACACAAGGTGCAGATGCAATGTTGATAGATGCACTAAAAACTGCTGGTGGTGGAACATGGTTTAGAGTTGTAGAAAGAACAGGATTAGACCACCTAGTAAGAGAAAGACAAATTATTCGTTCTGCAAGAAAAGAATGGGCAGATGCAAAAGGTGAAGATGCAAAAGGAATTGCACCTATGCTCTTTGCTGGCATGATTATTGAAGGTGGGGTTATAGGTTATGATACTAATATCAAAACTGGCGGAAAAGGTGCCAGAACACTTGGTATTGGATTTAGTAAACAGTATCGACAAGATGCTGTAACAGTTTCAATTAGAGCTGTTTCTGTTTTAACAGGAGAAGTTTTATTAAATGTACAGACTCGGAAAACTATTTTGAGTTATGGTTCTGGAGGCGATGTGTTTAGATTCATCGAAGAAGGTACTCAACTAATAGAAATCGAGGATGGGGTGGGTAATAATGAGTCAGTGACATACGCAACACGAAGTGCTATTGAGGCAGGAGTGTTGGAATTAATATACCAAGGCCACGACAGGGGTTATTGGATAATAGAGGAAGGTCATAGACATCCTCACAATAGTGATGGGACTAATGATAAACATGCTGTGGACGCATGGTATGATGAAGTAGAAAAAATCACTGGTGAGGAAATAGAACCTTTCGAGGAGCTTGAAGAAAATGAAGAAACTAATTAGTTTTTGCTTAATTGCACTAATGTCGACTAACATTCTTTTCGCACAAGCGACTGATGATAATGAAATTAGGATAGACCAAGAAGGGGATACTTTAACCCTCTATATTGACCAAGTAGGATTCGGTAACAAAGTTGCAAACAACTCTGCTGCTGACGAAAAAATGGTTATAACAGGTACTACTTTAACTATTGATATCGACCAGATAGGTAACCAGAATAAAATATTTGGGCCATTAATATTAGATACATCTGATTTAGATTTATCTTTTACAGGTGACTCTAATGTTCTAGATTGGAATATTGGTGCTTCTGGTTCTGCTGATGATTCAGTATACGATATTACAGTTACAGGTGATTCGAACACTTGGGATTTAGACCAAGGCTATCAGTTTAGTGCAGAAAGATTAGATTTGGATATGACCATTATTGGTAATTCAAATGTTTTTGACTTAGACTTTGAATCAGATGATAACACATTTAACTGGGAAATTACTGGTGACAGTAACAACCTAAATGTACTTATGAAGGATGGTTCACATACTCAGACTGTAGATTATACAGGTGACAGTGGTGATATTGATATTAATCAAATATCTGGAACATGCGTAAGTGGTGCAAGTAATGCTTGTACAAGTCCAGATGCAAAAATCATCATGGATATAGATTCTGACAATGCAACTATTCAGATTACACAAAAAGACGCTGCTAACGACAGTTAGTGTATTTCTACTTATGGGGTCGGTCTATGCACAAGACCCCATAGGTGATATAGTTGAATCTACAGGTGTAGGTGGTATCGTTAGAAATAATGAAAGACTACCTAGTCAAGTAGGTTCAAATGTAGTTTTATATGATGAGGCACGAACAGTAAATGGTCGTATGTTAATTGAGTTCTTAGATGAAGAAGAACTTGCATTAACAGAACATACAATCGTGTATATTGATGAAGTTTATTATGACCCTAATCCTAGTAAGTCCAAGATGGCAATTAGAATGGCACAAGGAACAGCAAGATTTGCATCTGGGAAAGGGAACAAAATAAAAAAGGCAAATATATCGGTGTCAACACCGACTGCCCAGATTGCCATAAATGGCACAGATTTTACAACTACAATTGATGAACTTGGTAGGTCACTTGTAGTTTTACTTCCAGATGAAGATGGTTCTGCATCTGGAGAGATAGTGGTGAGTAATGAAGGTGGTGAGATGTTATTAAACCAACCTTATCAAGCAACTATGGTGTCAGCACTTGAGACACCACCAACAGTTGCAGTGACTATAAACAACATTACACCTAGTATGATTAATAATATGTTTATTGTTAATCCACCACAAGAGGTCAAGGTTGCAATACAAGAACAAGCTGCAGATGACCTAGATAAAGACCAAGGCATACTTGATGTAGATTACTTAGAGTTTAACGATTTAGAAGTAGATGAACTTGAAGAAACAGAAGAAGACTTAGAGTATTCTGCATTGGATATAGATGCATTAAATGTAAATCTATTAGTTGATGTACTAGATGTCATAGAAGCATTAGATAAGAAAATAAGAGGTTCTGGGTCATCTGGTGATAGTAGCGGGAGTATAGGAACTTTCAGAGTAGATGGTGCAAAGATAGGATTAAATACAGACTCACAATATAATGTGTTTATTGAAGATGAGAAGTTAGTCTTCTTTAGAGATGTAAATGGAGTTATAGAGATTTCATTTGACAGTGGTTCAAATGTATATCTACAAACAATAGTAGAAGGATATGAGGGAGTAATCCTCATAGGAGATGGAGATGATTCACAAATTATTATTAATCAGTCTAATTAGTATTGGGTTACCAGTATATGCAGGGCCCAGTGATGACAACCATGTTCATGTAGAACAAGTTGGTGGCAGTGGTGATGATTTATCACTTACAATATCACAAGTAGGATATGGAAATACGATAGACTTTTCGTTTGCACATTCTGGTAATGTATTTAACTTATCACAAAGTGGTAGTGATAATTCTATCTCATGGGTATCTTACTGGGGTTCTGGTAAATCGTGGGGTGGTGATGTTGATGGAACAAACAACAATGAAGCTGTTCAACAATTAAATGGTGCAACTTATGGAAGACACATCTGGGGTAATAGTAATGATGTAGACATTTATCAAAATGGAACACATACACATAATCTAGACATCCATGCAAATTCAGTTGAACATGAACTTTGGCAAGAAGGTACTGGAAGTCATTACAATCATACCTATTTTTATGGAACTACTTCTGGTTCAGAAACTAATATACTACAAAAAGGTGATGCAAATCATAATTCACAAATTAGATTACAGGGAAGTCAACCTACAACATTAAATATAATACAACAAGGTAATACAAACCAAAGTTATACATTAACCCAGAATTGTCATACATCTGGTGGATGTACTGTAAATGTAACTCAAGGTAACTAAAGGGGTTATTTTGAGTGGAAAATCCCAAACCAAAAAGAGATTTCTCGACTCTCGTAAGAATGCCATATCAAGATGCCATTGCATTGGTACTAAGAACTATGGATTATCATTCAATGATGTCCATCCAATCAACAGATAAACATTACAAAGAATTTCATAAAAAACAACATCGAAGACTCAAAGATTGGATGGTTGATATGAAAGACTATATAATAGAACTGGAGAAAGAATTGGATGTATAACTGGAAAACAGTTCTAATCACAATAGGTGTATTAGTTGGTTTTAAAATATGGTCACCCTATCTTGTAGAAAACATCAAGTGGTCTTACTTTGATGTTCTACATCAACAGAAGGGTGAGAAACTAATAGAAGACATTGTACTTGTTGATATTGATGAGAAGTCATTAGACAAGTATGGACAATATCCATGGCCTCGTAACATCTATGCAGATATCATGTTGGATTCACATTACACCAACACTCATGTATTCACACAAGTATTCAGTCAACCAGATAGATTTGGTGGAGATGAACAATTTGCAGAAGGACTAGTAAATAGATTAAGTATCTTATCTGCAGCTCCAACAAGTCAAAAGGATACTGGTTCTGCACCATATGTAAAGACTTCGGTATTCGGTGGTGGAGATATTAAGGAATCTATCTGGAACTTTTCTGGTATGTCTGCACCTATTAAAGTACTACAAGATAACACTTATGGTGTAGGAGTAACAGTTACAACACCACCTTTACCAGATACACCAAACTTCGATGGAACAGTTCGTTCTGCACCACTTATCGTATCTGCAAATGACCAGATATATCCATCGGTTGCACTGGAAACTCTTCGTGCATTCTATGACCAACCCAACTATCAAACCAAAGTTACACCAGAAGTAGGTATCGAATGGATAAGAATGGGTCGACAACAACCCATAGAAACTACATCTACATCAGATGTTATGATAACATATTGGAATAAGTTCCAAAGAGTAAGTGCATCGGAACTAGATGAATCATACCAGAACAAAATACTTATCTGGGGAATGACAGCAGAAGGATTTAATAATCCAGTTTCTACACCATATG